CTTGGCGACATCGCCGCGCTCCTCGGCATCATTGCCGTCCGCAAGCCACTTGCTGGCGCGCTCCTCGGCTTCAATTGCCTTAGGGTTGGTCATTATCGTTCCTCCATTTGTGCCGGGGCGCGTTGCCCCGGCGGTGGTGTTATGCGGTAAGTGAATTTTCCGGATTGCTGACGATACGCGCCTTTGCCTCGTTGATCGCCTCAATGCCGTCAGGCTCTTTCATCCAGTCTTTTGCAAGCTGGATTGCACGCCTTCTCGACCGGCACCGAATGCGCTTTTCTAGCGTCTCGTAAAGAATACCATATCGAGCGTTGTGGTAATAAACCCTGACCTGAGGGCGATATACGCCTTGCAAGGTTCCGGCGCTAACTGCGGTAATTGCTCCCGGCTTCACGGCTAGTTCCCTCCTTCATTTACTAGACAATCCCAGAATATCCCAAGTGAAGACCCCCCGTCAATAGGGGATAATAAAAAAGATTCCCCTCGGTTTATTCCCCGGGAAAGCCGAACAATTGTTCGGTTTGCGTCTAAGTGATTGATGTTACGTGAGTATGCTGGATCTAAGACTTGTTCGAGACCGGGCTGCAAAGGCCCGATCCCGATGATCCCGATCCCGATGATCCCGATCCCGATCAATCCTGGTTAAGCCGATTCTCCGGGTCACGCCTCTGCCACTCGCGCAGAAACACGCCATATTCGGCCTTACGACCCTTAACCCATGTCCAAAGCATATATGCGTCTAGATCCTCGGGCGTTAACCCCGCCAGTGCGGCGGGGTTTCCGATGTATGCGTCGGGGTTCATGATTAGTGCTCCACGATTGCGATTGATTTTGCGGCGGTGCCGCCTTTGCAAAGCTTGCACGCGATGCATTGCACGCGGCGCCCCGCCTCTTTAGATGCCGGACAAAGAGCCTCGTTTGCGTGGTCCAGTTGGCCAAGGTCTGCGATGACGCGGAACGTACGACGGCCCGCTTTCCAATGCATGACGGCGCTATGGTAGTCATCGGCACTTTGCATGGCGATATCGGGGCGCCAGCCGCTCTGGTGGCTGTAGGCTGTCCAAGTGCTTGCCTCTGATAGCAGTTCGTCCCAAACGGCCTGTGGCACGGCTCCGGGATCCCCGTAGGTTCCTACGCGGACAAACCGGCCGCGGCCCATGGCACGTGCATTCCCCGGCTTGTAGACGCCCCGCAGGAACGATTTATAGACAATCAAGACGCCTTGCCCGAGATTGACGTAGCAGCGACGGCCCTTGGCTTGCTTGCGCTCCGGATCCGTGGTCGGGGTGCCGCGCATCACGCAATCGCCACAAATAGAATAGTCTTCCCCGGTCTTGCTTGCTTCCAGCGGATTGATATCTGCGCGCATGATGTATGTTTGCACGACGCGTCCGGTCTTTTTGTTCCGCTCTGAATAGGTGGCGATTACGACGATTGGCTTGCCATCCAAAAGGCTAGGCCCGTTGTAGATGATTGCGCTTCGCATTGTTGTCTCCTCGTTTACTAGACAATCCCAAAATATCCCACAACAATGCCTCGGTCAATAGGGGACAATAAAAAATCGCGCCAGCCGGATTAGCGCGATTCTCAAACAATTGTTCGGGTTACGGTGGAGACACTGGTGTCACGGGGGGACAGATCTGTCCGGAGGGGATGGGGGACAATTGTTCGGCCATGCCGGATGGCAGATCCGGGAACCCGACAGCCCGAAGATCCCCGATCCCCGATCCCCGAAACACGATACTGATCCCCGATGACGCCCGATCCCGACAGCCCGACAGCCCGAAAGCCCGAAGATCCCCGAAAAAGCCCGACGCCCGTAGAGGCTCTCAGAGGCCCCTCAGGAAGCCGAACAAGTTTTCGGCTACCCAGACACCCGAAAACCCGACTCCGGCGCTCAGAGGGGCTCTCAGGGCCTCTCAGGGCCCAATCCCGCGCCCCGCGCGGTACTCCCCGCCGGTTACCCGGCGTCTTCGCTAATGTTAGTTACTTCGACTGCTTCGATTTCCCCGATATTTTCATCTTGTTCGGGTTCTGGTGTTACGTCGATCATTCTGTTTTTAGCGCGTTGCATGAATTCCTGCAACTGCTCCACGATTTGCTCCCGGCTCATGTTGTCGACGTGTTCGTGTGTGACGTGGCTGCGAGTGACCATTAGCCCGGTGACTTTGAGGCGCAGTTCTTCTGCTTTGATGGCTGCGGAGAAGTTCCCTGCGGCCCATGCTTCGTCTCTCAGTCTTTGCATATCCCGAACGGATTTGGTGATTGTTACCCCGTACTTTGATTCCAGTTCGAGCCGCATTTCTTCCATGCGTTCTTTGACGGCTGGTGTGTTCAGCAGCTGCACGGCTCTGACGTTTGGGTGTGCGTATCCTGCGGCTCTTGCGGCTGCGGTTTGCGTCATGTCTTTGTGGACGTAATTGTCCAAAAATTTCTGTTGTTGTGGTGTGAGTCGCTTCTGGCCTTTTGTTCCAGATGGCATTCCGAGTTTAGGCATTTTGGTCCTCTATGCTTTCCCGAACAATTTGTCGTTTTCCTGACTTTCGCACTGCCGCGACTTTGCGCATTGATTTGTCTCTGACGGCTGACGTGAATCGTTCGCCTTTGGAGCTGGCCCATGTGATTGTCGTTGTGGTCCCGCCTCTTACCTTTGACGGCCTGTGTTCGATTTGTTCGACCCGATAGAATTCGAGGTTTGGCGCTTTGCCTCCTGTGCCCCCTGTGATCTTCCAGAACACCTGTCCGACATCTGGTTCCCGATGCAGGTACACCTTGAACCTTTTGTCCTCTCCCCTGATGGGTTTTGGAAACTCCATGACTGCCTGTCCTTCTGCCCTCTACGTTCCCACAATATCGCCCCTGTCCCCGGTGGTCAACTATTCCCAAAAACCCCCACACCTGCGCTGTGCCAGCTTTGGATTATTCTACAACAGGGGGGGGCGTTTTATACCCCCCCCTATGTAATAGGGGGAGGCGTAACTTGGCGCGATTACATCTTTGATTTTATTAACGTATTTACGCCAGCCTACCAGACAGGCGCTGTTGGCGTAATCGCATAACCTATTGATTTCATTACAACTTTCACACCGAAAAATTTACGCCAGAAAACCCAATTGTCATAGCGTTCCGATTTTCCCTTTAAAATCAATGGGGGTGTTTTTGTGCATTTTTTTGCACACTGCTGTTGACATGTGGAAAAGTATGGGATAAAGATATGCCCATCTAGCAGAAAGAGGAGACTTTCCCAATGACTGATCGTGTGACGAAAGCGCAGCTTCGGGGTCTTGTTGACCGGATTAACGCTGCGTTTGGTATGCCCTTGGAGGCGTGGGAGCGTGATGGTTCTGGGTATCGTTCGATCCCCGGTGTTTTCACCTTGGACATTGCGTATGGTGGCTATCGTTTGTGCCGCATTACTGGCGAGGGTGGTGGCGAGACTGACATCACCCCGCGTTTGCCTGCGGGTCAGGCTTATGTTGCGATGCGTGCGTTTTTGGAGGGTGCGTATCACATGCGTGACACGGACCTTTCTGAGGCGTCTTTGATGGCGGAGGCTGTGTGATGTTGGAGAATATCGACGTTCGCTTTTTCGTTGTTGGCCTTTTTCAGAGTGATGAGGGCTCAGTGATTGACGCAATCGAAATCGACCATCAGGAATTTGTAGACCGATATGCAGAGCACCCGCATGCGCGGGTTGATGTGGATTTGCACAGTGTTTTTGCCAATGGCGTTCGTCAGCTGTGCATCACTTTGAACGAGGTGGGGTGATGGCTGATCGTCTTTTGTACATGGCCTATGGCATGAACACGAACCGGGATGCGATGGCGTCCCGGTGCCCTGATGCGCGGCCTTTGGGTGGGTTTTACCTGCCCAACCATCGTTTGATCTTTCGCGGTGTTGCGGACATTGTTCCCGACCGTGAGTGTGTTGTTCCTGTGGTTCTGTGGGAGATTACGCCGCGTTGTCTGGCGGCTCTGGATCGTCTGGAGGGTTATCCGCGTTTGTATGACCGCCGGAAGATCAACGGGTGGCTTGTGTATGACATGAACGGCCCGAAAACAGACATCTCTGCGCCTTCCCCGACCTATTACCGGATGATTGAGGAGGGTTACCGGGACTTTGACTTAGACGACTGGTGGCTTCGTGCTGCCTTGTCCGATGCGCAAGTGGAGGTGGCGTGATGAATGACAAAAGCAGGAAAGGTGAGAAATTCACCTCGCAAGAAATCAACCTTGTAAAATCTATGATTAGGCGTGGCTACAGCAATCGGGAAATTGCCAATGACATCAATGTGTCGCGCACTCCCGGTGCGATTAAGAACCTGCGTTATCGGCTGGCTTTTCAGGAAAGAGAAAAGCAGGCTGGGGCTGAAAGTGACGCTGACAAACCCGAACAAGTTTCTGAAATCAAATCCAAGTTAGCGATTGGCAAGCATCGCTATAAACGCTTTACCGATGCGGAAATCGAGGCCATTCGGGCTTGGGCCTCTGCTGGGGAGACTGACGTGCAGATTGGCGAGAGGCTTGGGCGGTCTGGTCCGTCCATCAGGAGCCTTTGCACCCGTCGTGGCATTTATGTGCGGCAGTCGCCCGCTCAGGATGCCGTGAAGGAACAACCCGAGCAAGTCTTTGATGACGTCAC